TACCCGAGGATACCAAGGCCCGGTGCGGGCAGTATTACGAGTCCCTACTGGACAATATCAAGATTCTTCGCGAGACCACCGAGGCGAACGGGATGTCAGACCACTTCGATAGAAGCGACACCGAGGACGCGATCATCAAATACAACGCCCTCATGCAGAAGCAGATCATCGACTTGCAGCATGAGAGCAAGGCACTATGGCAAGCCCTCATGGAGCTAGGACAGATAGTCCAGAAAGTAGCGGGGAATACCGATGACGCCTCCTGAACAACACCACGAGCTGGGCCCCAGCACGCTCAAGTATGTCGAAATCTGCCCCGGGTACCGGAGCAGTAACGAGACTAACATCTGGGCCGAGGAAGGCACGAAGCTTCACGCGGCCGCCGAGACCGGAAATCTTGAGGGGCTCGATGAGGAGCAGATGCGGGCGGTCATCGCCTGCCTCGATTATCTCGAGCCTTTGGAGAAGAAAGCCGACGAGGTCCACAAGGAAATGAGGGTTCAGATTCGCTATGGCGAATGAGGACACCAGGGTGTGGATACTTACAAGATTAGTTGGTGGAACGAAGACTCCCGCGAAACGCCTATTCAAAAGGGGGGATTTCGTGTACGCGCAGACATTGGACGAGGATATTCCGCTCTACGCCTTTCGGCTGACCCCCCAGCTATTCGACATGATCAAGGAATTCTGGGAGGTATGCTATGAGTAAGGTTGTTGCAGTCATAGAGAAATTCATGCAGTTCATATTCGGAACTGTCGATCGGGTAATCATAACCGGAAAACATGTCGACATAATTGACTTCAAGTTCGGTCGTGGCGCCATCGACGATGCCGATATAAACATTCAAGGTCAGGCGTATCTGCTTGGGGTCATGGACAAATACCCCGAGCTTGAGACCGCTACGGTTCATTTCATAGTCCCTCGACGGGATGAGGTTTTAACCCACGACTACACCAAGGCCGACATGGAGGACATTCGCCTTCGTATCGATCTGCTGGTAAGCCTCGCGACACAGGAGTCTCCCGACCTTCGACCAAACACCGAGGCCTGTCGTTATTGCAAGCACAAGCTGACCTGCACGGCCCTGAGTGACAAGCTCCTGCCCATAGCCAAGAAATATGACAAGGCGGTAGGTGATTTCGAGCTCGACCTGTGGGGTAGTTATGCTCCCGCCGAGATCGAGGATCCCGATATGCTGAGCAAGATGCTCAATGTCTCCCAGGTCGTTGATCGCTGGGCTGAGTCCGTCAAGCGTCAGGCACTGAAGCTAGCCATTGAGGAGGGTTTGGAGATCCCCGGCTACGACCTGCACTTCAGAAACGCAAGTCTCAAGATCAAGAACGGGCAGGATGCGTACGACGCCCTGGAGCACTTGCTGACCGCCGAGGAATTCATGGAGGTCTGCTCCGTGTCGATCACGGCTCTCTCCAAGGTCTATGCCAGCAAGCTTCCCCGTGGCGAGAAAAAGAATGCCCGAGGCAAGATTGAACAGGAGCTTGAGAGTGCGGGGGTTCTTCCCGCTGAGGAGAATCGAGATCGAAGCCCCTACCTCCGGAAGAAGAAATAATTTAACCCGCATATTATTTGCGGATCAAAACAACAAAACAACAAAACAAAAAAAATGGCTAAAAAAGCACTAAGTGAAGAAACAAGTGAAACGACCGCCGTAGCTGAAGCTGCGGGAGAGATCGTCGATGGCAATCCTCAAATGGGAGCCTTATCGGTGACCGGAAGTGGAGTCATGGGCGACCTTGACGCGTCCGACATCTCGTTTCCAAGATTACAAATCGTTCAAGGGATGGGCAACCTTTCCGAGAACTTCAAGAAGGGTGAGATCGTTCTCGATGGAGAGAGTCTCATCAGTGACGGAACGGAGCCGGTGGAATTCACCGTCTGCCGCATAGGGAAAATGTTTGAAGAGAACGTCGACTGGGACAGCGGAGAAATACCTCGCATCCTGTCCAAGGAACAGGCCGTCGAGGCCGGAGGATCGTTTGAGTGGGGATCAAATGGGCAGAAGCCCGATTGGCTCCCGATCGCCGATGCGCTGGTCTGCATCACGGGCCCGGATGCTGAGGTCTTCCCGTTCGAATTTGAGGGGGCGTATTTCGCCTTCGCCTTATGGCGCATCAAAGGGACCGCCTATAAACGAGCCGCCGTACCTATTTTCACGGCCGCCCGGATGTACTACCGTGACGGGCTGAGAACCGGAACCTTCCTTCTCAATACCGAGAAGCAGAGTTTCGGTGGCAAGGCCGTTCATGTCCCCAAGATTCGCAGGGGCAAGCGCAACACTCCCGAATTTGCAGATTGGCTAGCAGAATACTGCTAGACCTCTGTGGTGTGTGCGGGGGCTCGGATCTCTTCAATACGATCCGGGCCTCCGTTACCGCACCGCTTTCTTTTAACATAAAAACACACCACTGTGGAAAAAGTAGCTGCATTAGATTTTGAAACTTACTACTCCAAGGATTACTCAATCCGGGGGGTATCAACCTACCAGTATGTTAATCACCCGGAGTTCGATGCCTACATGGTATCGATTTACTGTGACGATTTTCAGTATGTCGGGGAGCTTGAGAACTTTGACTGGAAACGAATCAACGGCTTTACGTTGATCGCCCACAACGCCAGCTTTGACCAGCGAGTATTCGAACGCTGTCAGGAGCTGGGTAAAATACCCGACATCAAGGTTGAGTGGGAATGCACCGCGGACATGTGCGTATATTTCCAGTACCAGCGTAACCTCAAGGGCGCCGCCAAGGAGATCTTGGGCGTCGAGATGGACAAGGAGATAAGGGAGAACATGAAGGGCAAGACATGGGATGATCTCATCGCCCTCGACGAATCCAAGGCCGTCATGGAGTACGCCTTGAACGACGCTAAATACACCTACCAAATTTGGCAGAACATCAGCGCAGATTGGCCCGAGGAGGAGCGCAAGCTCAGCCGGATGACCAGGAAGATGGCCTATGAGGGTTTCAACTTGGGGATCGACAAGCTCAAGAGTTCTCAGAGAAATCTGAATGGCCAGAAACACGAGATCATCAAGAACATACCTTGGTACAAGAAGATCGACCCCGACACAAAGAAAGAGTATGTGGTCTACTCCAAAAAGGCCATGGCTATCGAGTGCCGAAAGGTTGGCATTGAGCCGCCCAAATCACTCGCCAAGGATAGCGAAGAGCTAAAGGAGTGGCTCAAAGAGCATGGAGAGAAGTTAAACTTCGTTGTCTACATGCAGCTGTACAATCGTATCAATCACCAGATCGCTCGGCTCCAGTCCATGGAGGATCGGTTGATGCCCGACGACCGGATGTCCTATAACATGAAGTATTGGGGCGCAGACGTCACCGGACGCTGGAGCGCTAGGGATGGGCTTAATGTGCAGAACCTTCAGCGAGATACGATAAACGGCGTCAATGTGCGTCGGATCATAACCGCCCCGAAAGGTTACACCTACGTAATCGCCGACCTGACCAATATCGAGCCCCGAATGACCGCTTTTAAGATTAGTGATAGTGACACTCTCGACGCGATCCGAGACGGAATGAGTATCTACGAGGTTCATGCGAGACAGACGATGGGCTGGACGGGTGGGAAGCTCAAGGTAGAGGATCCTGATTTGTACACCCTCGCCAAGGTTCGTGTGTTGCAGTTGGGCTACGGCTCCGGCTGGGCTAAGTTCGCCGACACTGTTGCGACTTATGGGCAGAAGCAAATTCTGGATATGGATTTCAGCCGATCGGATGAGGTTGATTTTCTTGACTACGCATCGAAGTACATGCCAGCCAAGGCCAATATCTACCCATCGATCAACGTCGATGAGCGACGCCAGTGGGTCAATGCCTGGATTCAGGTCATGGACTTTCGTCACAAGAACAGCACGCTCGTCAAGTGGTGGAAGGGCTATGACGTCCTACTCAAGGATACGGCTAATGATGGCGGTGATTTACTCATCGACATACCCAGCGGTCGCCAGCTCAAATATTTCCGATGCCGGCATGAGGCGAATGGGGTCACTGTGGCGACCCAGAGGGGTAGTGTTCGCAGAATTCCCTCCTACGGAGCGAAAATCTTTCAGAATACCATTCAGGCACTGGCGCGAGATTGCTTCGCCCACTGTATGAACAAAATCAATAGCGCCGGATTTCGTATCGTTTTGCACGTCCATGACGAAGTTGTCGTGGAGGTCAGGGAGGACTGCGCCGAAGAAGCCAAGTCCGCCATTAAACAACTAATGAGCCAGGGCCCGGCGTGGATGGATGATGTCCCGCTCGAAGCCGAAGCCTTCATAACCAAGGAGTATTGCAAATGATTATAGGGTTAACCGGAAGAAAGGGATCGGGCAAGAGCACGGTCGCGGAGATACTGAACGATAAGTTTAACTACAACACGATGTCTTTCGCGACGCCGATCAAGGACATGCTAATGTCGATGGGGCTTACTGAGGACGAGATTTACGACCCTGAGCTTAAAGAGAAAGAGGTCGAGCGTTTTGGGAAAAGTCCTCGAGAGATGCTCCAGCTTTTGGGTACGGAGTTTGGCAGAAATTTAATCACCAATGACATCTGGGTTCGCGTACTTGAGGCCAAGATTGAGCCCGACGATCAGATCGTGATTGATGACATCCGATTTCCCAATGAGGCGGAGATGATCAAGGGAAAGGGCGGAAAAATAGTTAGAGTTACCCGTGTAGGGCAGGAACTGGGTATGGTCGACACCCATGTTTCCGAGGCGGGAATACCGCTCGAATTAATCGACCATGAAATTAAAAATATAAGCTGCTACATAACCGACTTGGAGATGTCAGCAGTACGTGTTATGGAGGAAATATTGTACTATGGATCTATTCTCAATTCCCAACCTGGCGGCGTCGCAGGTCAGTAAGACCCAGCCGTGGGAGCTTGATTTTGAACTGCCCGAATTTGAGGGCTCGAGCGTTGACGTAAGGGCGCGCCGATATAAAGACTGGGCAGCTAGACCCAGCACCCAATATCTAGCTTACTCAGCCGCAGAGGGGCTTGACCCCAATAGGCGAGTCAGCTCGCAGAATCCGATGCGATATCTGCATGGTGTATGTGCCGATTGGGACACCGACCTCGATGATGACGACTACGAGAAGGCCGTCACCCGACTTATAGACGGCCCCCACTCCGTCAACTACATCTCTCGATCCTTCTCCGGTGGCGTCCACGCTGTGTGGTTCTTTGATGAGCCCGTGTTCGTTCACGGAAACCAGTGGAGGGAGCGATTCCTCCGCCGGCTCATGAAGGAGATGAAACTCGAGCGAATGATCGCCGGGTTTGATGAAGGGAATTTCAAGAAGCAACACTACCTACTTCATGGTTTCGATTGGCGACCGGTAGTCCCCGACGCCAGGATCCCCCAAGACCAGCTGCTCTATTGGCAATACGAAGAGTCCAAGCCCGCCGACTTTAAAGGCAACGGCACGGCGATTCCGCTGGACGTAGCTTTCGAAGAGGTTAAGAAGGTTTGGCCTGATCACGGGTGGCCGGGAGAATTTGCAGAGGGGGCTCGAGGCCCAACATTTTGGGATCCGGGTGGAGACCACAGGAGCACTAACTCCGCCATCGTTCGGGATACGGGCATGCAGGTCTTTAACATGGCCAAGGGTTTTTATACCTGGTCGGAGATTCTGTCCCCCACATTCGTGCGCGAATTTGAAGTCGGTCGAATTGGAGCCGCCATTGAATCCTACTGGTATGACGGAAGGAATTACTTTGTGCAAGACGGAGCCGGCGGGTTCTTTATCAACAACAAGGACGAGTGCATTCTCGACCTACAGTGTCGGCATGATCTCTCAGCCAGGCCGGGACGGAACGAGAACGTCTCCGAGGCCAAGCGGGCGCTCTTCCAGATCAATACCTCCAAACGGGTTGAGGCTGGCCTACCTTTTTGCTTCGTTAAATCCCCCATCGTCAAGTACGAGAACAAAACATATTTCAATACGGCGCGGGTTGTACCCATCGTCCCAAAGGATGGTGAGTGTACCGAGGAAGATTTTCCTGTGGTATATCAATGGATGATGCATATGCTCGGGGAGGAGCAGTATGCCCACGAGATGGATTGGTTGGCGCACTCCTACCAGAACGCATTGAAGGGGCGCCCCAAGAGAGGGCATGCTCACTTTTTGGTGGGCCCTCCCAACTGCGGTAAGACCCTATATAATACCGTGGTTCTCGGAGGCCTTTTCGGAGGTGGGATCAAGGCCTCCGACTATTTGACAGGAAAATCCGAATGGACCGATCACCTGTTCGAGTATGGGATGTGGCTTGTCGATGACGAAGCCCCGACCGCCTCCATCCAGATGCACACGGCCTTCACAGCTCGCCTAAAGGAGCATATAGCGAACGACACCTTCCTAATCAACGGGAAGTTCAAGAAATCCGGCAGGGTTTTCTGGAGGGGTAGGATAAGTTGCACGCTTAACGACGATCCGGTTTCAATGAGACTCCTACCCGATCTGGACATGAGCATCAAAGACAAACTGATGGTCTTCAAGTGCAATGCCGGTTTTAAGTTCAAGGCGGGTATTAAGGCGGAGATCCAGTCAGAGCTTCCGGCCTTCGCCTCTTGGCTAAAGGCCTATGAGGTTCCGGAGGATAGACTCGACGTCCGTTTCGGGGTCAAGGCCTATATTAACAAGGAGCTCGAGGAGAGAGCCAAGGCCGACAGCCGATACTCCCATATCATCGAACTCATGACAATGTTTCGAAGGACCCTGAAGGGTGACCCTTGGGAGGGCACGAGCTCCGAGATGATGGTCGTGCTCTCAGCCAATGAAAACAACCGGATTCTTCTCAAGGAGGTATCCCCCAAAAAGCTCGGGTGGGGTTTAAGCCACATGATGACCAAGGGGTTCTCTTGGGTAAAACGATCGACGAAGGTTCAGTATGGCTGGCAGATCTCGTAACAAGACGGCAGGTACCGCCTGGGAGTACGATTTTTTTGCAAGGGCTCTTGAGCGGGGGTTGGACGTTTTTATCCCCGCTGGGGACGACTTACCCGTAGACTGTATGATAGTCAACTCCGCCGGAACCATATACAGGGTTCAATGCAAAGGCACGGCGGTGAACAACAAGACCAAAGGGGAGTACCACGACAGATTTAAGATCATCGCGGGGACAGGCAAGAGCTCGAAGATCCCCATAGACTGCACTAAAGTCGACGTCGTCGCGTGCTACATCGCTCCCACCAAAACATGGTACTTAGTTCCCTGCGTCGAGCTCGAAGGGGCCGTAAGCATGTGGTTCTACCCAAATAACCCCGACTCCAAGTCCAAATACGCTAGGTTTAAGGACAACTGGGAAGTTTTTAAGTCTTAGTGAAAAATCCGCTCCTCCTCAGTCTAATCCTGACGGTTTCCTCGGAAACTCCCAGGCAGCCAGCTATTATCGAGGGGTGCATACCCGACATGTATCGTGCATAGACCAAACCGTCCCAGAATTTCATACGGTGACGCATACGGTGCTGATCGCGCCGAAAGAGATAGTTCTTTCCTGAATATTCGGGCTCGGGCTCGTCTAGACCGAAAGAGGCCCGAACCTCCTCAGCTGTCAGACCCAGCTTGTTCAGTATCTTCGTCAAGGCTCTCCCCTATCTCGAACAGCGCTGAAACCGATTGCTTGGCCGGAAACTGGACCGCCCCCTCGGACCAAACTTCGGTCTTCCCGTCGTTAAACTCGAAGTGTATCTTTAAAAAAATGTCCGCCAGCATCTCGTTTTCCAGCGCACACAGACGCACCTGTGGTATGAGTTCGTCCGCTATTTGCTTTGCCTGAATACCAACCGCCTCTATCAAACTGTTTTCAATTTTCTTTTGCCCCGCCAGCCACTCTTTCATAATTATTTTACTTGCCCCAACATAACTAACACGTATAACATCGCTTGACTCGCTAGTCAAGTCGTTAATAATCAAATACTATGGACCACACACCACACAGATATCGCCTGAGTACCAAGTCCAAACGGGGCACCTGTATCTTCAAAACCGCCGAGAAGGGTACCTGGACTTATAAATGTCAAGTTGACGGAAAGACTAGATACTTTCCGCTCGGCCTGGAGAAGAAGGCGGCGCTTGATCTAGCCGATCAGATCAGGGCCCATATCATACTCCACCCCTTTAGGGAGGTACAGAAGATGTTTGATCGCAAGAAATTTGCAGCTACCAAGGATCCTACGCCTACGCTCAGGCAGATCCTCGAGCGCTTCAACGACAACCAGACGGCGTCCGGCATGACGGATTCCACTGTCAGCGGGTATAGGATTGCCTTGAGAGCCGTCGTTCGAAAGGTCACGGGCAATCAGGAGGTGGAAGACTTCAGCATGGATCGTCTCACCTACGCCTTCTTTAACAAATACAGGAAGCTCCAGCTCGCAGGCATAACCGATCAGGGCGTGATCAAAAGCCGGCAACGGACGATCAATTCCAAGCTCAGGCAGATAAAGGCTCTGTTCTCCAGGCCAAGAATCTATGACGGCTACGACCTGTCGTTCGTTGACGACATCAAGGAGCTCGAGAATTTCAGGGGGCTCAAGAAGCAGTATCGCCTCCCCCCGATGAAACTGATTGAGGATACATTCGAGCTTTGGCAGGAATCGGAAGGAGATCAGTATGTTCTACTTGGTCTAGCCCTGCACTTTGGGTTTCGGAGAAACGAGGCGTTTCACGCCAGACCGGACTGGTTTGATCTCTCCGGAAAATTTGCGCGCGCAACCGTTCGCGCCGAGCTCGACTTCAGCCCCAAGGGAGGGCACGAGGGATTCGTTCAGGGATCGAAAATCGTAGCCGCCTCAATAATCAATAAAGCGTCGGGCGATGACTATTTAATTAGTAATAGGGCGGATGACGGTCGCCCGGTCTATACGGAGGCTCTCGGCGCACTCAGGGACATCGGGTGGGATCGGAAGTCGCCGTTGCACGAGCTCAGGAAATTGTTCGGGAGCTACATAGCCAGCACAGAGGGTTTATATACCTCACAGAAATTCCTGAGGCATGCCGACGCCAGCACGACTAACGACAGTTACGCCGATCTGATCGAGGACATCGACATAAAAGATTTATGGGCGGCCTGATGTGGAACTACAGAGTAATTAAGAAGGGGGACGAGTTCGGGCTGTACGAGGTCTTCTACAACGACGAGGGCGAGATCTCCGCGCATGCCGAGAGTCCCGATCTTGTGGGGGAGAGCATGGAAGACTTACTGGCAAGCCTGTCGCTGATGAGGAAGGACATTCTTCGCACCATGAACGAGCGGGACAGGATACTCGAATTCGACAAGATCGAGTTCAAGCCTTTTTGCGACGAGGAGGATAAAACGGAATATCCGTTCGATCAGAACGATTTGCCGTAATTATGGCCAATCGCCATCTCTCTCAGAGCCCAAGGGTGGTCGTTATGCGCAGCGATGATAAGTTGGAGCTTGAAGCTCCGACCGCGTAAATTCGAGAACACTTTCATGTGCTCCAGTATCGGGCCCTTGTACTGACCCTTGACCTTTTCCTCTTCTCCCTTGATATAGAGCCAGAGATACCCGGTTGAATTCTTGTGGAATGACATATCGCACCGGTAGAATTGTTTCTCGTTATGCTCGTCCCCGAGATGTAACCAATTCGTCTCGGCTATGGCTAAGTGCGAATCCCGAAAGAACATTGCATTCTCGACGAGCCCCGGCCCATCCACCGGCTCTTCGAAGGGGGCGGACATATACTTTCCGCGGTACAGAAATCCTTCACCCGTCCGCGAACAAACCACGCCCTTTGTCCAGGGATACTGGAATGGTACCGTAATATCCACGAACGGATCGGCTACCTTAGGGAACACGGCGTTATTAAACTCGAGCAGATCGGTTTGCAGGATCTCATGATCCTGATTCACTCCATACATAACCCCTGAATCCGGTTTGGTAGTAACCGCTGTGATAGTTTCATTTGCGAACGGTCCGGATAGCGAGCTCGTGCGCTCATCAATCACATACCCCAGATATTTAGGTTTTGTCGTATTCCCCGTAAAGCTAGTCTGGGATACTATAAGTGTCGTTGGCCCTGCCGTAGGTACGACCACTGTGCCTCCGCTTCCGCTTCCGCCTCCCGGCGTTGCGATTAGGGTGGTCGGTCCCTGGAGAGGGGTTGTGACCCCTATCAAATTAGTAGGTCCTACAGTCGGTGGGTTGGAGGGGGGTAGAGCCAGACTTATCCCAGTACCCGTCCAGTCAGCATCGACTGGGTTGAGCCCATACATGCCCGAGTCCGTATCGATAGTCGTGCTCCTGAACCACCCCATGCTCGCGCATGCGCCTTGCCCTCCCGCCTGGATCCATCCCAGATATTCTGGATCGCTGGTGATAACCTTGATCTCGAGAACCTCAGGGTTCGTGTCAGTGTTGTCACTAGAGAAAAACGAATAGGATGCACCTATCCAACTTCTATGAAAATCCCATCCGCTGTTGGTATAGTTTATGAATTCATTGTAGTTCGGGCTCTGCCCATAGTAATTCCTGAGCAGAAGACATATATCATCAGAGAGGTACATATTTCCAGATGATCCACCACCAGAAAAATCCATATTCATCCGCCAGCTTCCTGCCGTGTGACCAGAACCCTGAGTGACTGCCTGGAACACAGGATAGGTATCAGGCGTTACGCCCGTAGATATTGCACCCTTGATATTTGTCGTATCTTGTTGCCAATGGACTCCTCCAACCCAGTGCTGAAACCACGTGTCCCCAATTTTCCCGTCATTCAACGTGGCGAGTCGGTAAGGTATGGTCTTTCCACCAGAATTGGCGGTTATCCCCGCGTTCTCATCTATGACGTAAAGATTTAGTGCACCTTCTTGCCAAACGCCCAGACCAGATGCATTGTTCCAGTTAAAGCTTTCTCCAGTAGGTGTGGTCGGGTTTCCAGGGTCACCATATTGGTATACATGCTCAACTGACCACGCAGGATCGGTTGACCCAGCGGGCTCCGCCCCCCAGTAGGTTGAGTCTTCCTTTGCGAAATGAGCTATGGCCCTGGATCCACCCGCAGGATCGCTACACATGCGCTCGCTAGGGAACGGTGTGTCCATACATATGATATTCATATTCCCCGTGGGCCCTGGATAAAAACTATATTCGCATCCAGGAAGTTGGTGGGTCGCTGCATCGTGCAGAGGGGGTGTCATGTCCTGCCACACCTCCCCCACTATACTAGATGTCTTATACCTGTCCTGATACGTCACTATGGTCGGGGGCAGGCTGAACTGACCCATTGCCGTGGTGTTTGCAGGTTGTGACTGAGAAGCGTCCGTCCAATGATATGCTCGCCATCTGTATATACCAGTCGAGAAATCGATATACCGACCCATTCGGCAACTGGAATCAGTATCGTGTATCCATTCCCTGGTCTCGGCGTCGAAATTATACGTCCCCGCGCAGATATCTACGCTAACGTTATCCTTGGTCAGAATTATTGATGGAGGGATGCCGCTCATACTGGAAGGAGGTAGTAGTTGGCGTAGTAGGTACTGTTTTGATCGTAGTATCGGTTTTCACTTGTCGCAAAGTCGTGGTTCCCAGTGCCAGAACTCACAAAGAAATGTGGCGCGGTCCCACCGACGGGAATGCTGGGCAAGTACGGACCTACGCCCATTGGCATTCCCGCACCAGCGTTTGCTTGGATCCAGGCAATTGGCCAGTTTGTAGCCCAGGCCCCTCCTGTCGGGGCCCAGCGCTTGATGAGGGAGTAGATTCCAGTAGTATTTCCAGCAGCTATCCACACATCCCACGTTATGCCCGTAGAGGCATCAACTTCTTGGTAGTGCCAAGCTGGGGGACCGTTGCCTGGACCCCAGTTCCCCAGGCCGCCCTGCGTGGTCGTCGCCAGGAATACGTCCAAGTCCAGAAGCCCAGCGTATGTCATCTCGATCCAGTGTTGATAAAAACTACATGCGAAGTTGCTCCGAAGAAAGTGTCGTTGCCCACCGCCTGGGAAGTACATATTCATCGGGACGTTGCACGTGCTCCCCGAGCTCGCTGTCCCTGGCAATGCGGCGGCTGAGGTTGGGGTGGCGACGTTAGTAAAGCTCTGGTACGCGAAGTTGTTGTTAATATAACTCGTCAAGGGGTCAAAAGTGAGCCCAGTAGCGTACATCTTATCCCCAGCGTAGTTCGGCGAGCCTGGGATAAGATACCACAAGTGTGGGAACTGAGCGTTGAACGGTTGACCAGCAGTAATACCTGTTGGTCCGCTCGTTGGAGGAAGAACCGTAAGTCCCGTAGGTCCGCTTACGGGAGCAATAACTGGCGTGAGATTTGTCGGTCCGCTCGTTGGGGCGAGAACCGTAAGTCCTGTTGGTCCGCTTACGGGAGCACCACCAAGCTGGGTTGATGAAAGACCTGTTGGTCCGCTCGTTGGAGGAAGAACCGTAAGTCCCGTAGGACCACTTACTGGAGGATTGGGGCTATTTGGAGGTAGTATCACACCACATCCGGAAGCGGTTCTGATTACCAGTCTGCCATTAGTTAAAGCTGTATTACTGGTATCCGTATGGGCCGTAACCGTGACTGACTTACTAGGCCCGGAGGAGTATTGTGAAGTCCTCGCCGTAGGTACTGATGGAGGACTAATTGTATAGGCACCCATACCGACCGTCGTATCGTAGTAAAGAATAACCCCTTCAGTTAACCCAGCAGCAAACCTAGCGGTGTTTGGTAGATTTTCGAAAAGCGGGTGGTAACCGCTTGGCAGGTAATCCGTATTCGCCAGCATAGTGCTGATCTGATACGCAGGATCGCCAGCTGCATTGTTAGCATTTGTATCCCTGTTTACCCCGTTAGGCCCTCCAGCGAACTGGAAACCGAATTTTTCAACCAGCGGATTTGAGTTAGCCTGATAAGGTGCGTGATCGTTTAATCCGATCCAGCCTCCTCCCTGATCCATGAAGGTATGGAGAGCTTCAGTAAAATGGGATGAGAATAATGGAACTCCCCCGTTTTGCACTACAACGGAAGAGGAGACCGTGATGAAGGTATCGTACTGATTTAAATAACTTAAATAGGATTGAACCGTTTCGTTCGCATCATTCGCTATAAACCAGTCGTAGTGACTCGCGTTTGCTGTCCCCCCTTTCCACCAATCCATTGTTCTACCTGACAGCGTAGTGCAGGCTGGAAGGGGCCCAGTAAAATCAGTAACATCGTACTTCCCAGGAGTGTTCACATGCCCTTCGCTGTCACACATGAACAGGACTTTACCAGTCTGATTGAACTGTCTACTGGTGTAGTTTATGGCATTTACCAAAAAAGGAAATTGAGCGGGTACGGATGAGGCGTAAATATTATTTGCGTACGATGAGCTCCAATGAACATTCCTGTATTTCAGGAAGCCCGTGTCATACACTGCGCGACCGCCTATAGTTACGTTGGCTGAGTCGAAACCAGTGCCCTCGACGACTGCTAGGAATATATTTCCGTATTGATCGTCCGCCAAAGGTCGAACCAAGCCCCTGATATCAACATTATTCAGGGCCTCGGAAACGAATACACCTTCGTTAGGCAGATTTGTTGTGATGGTTAAGGTGTAAGTCCCGTCTCCGTCGTCAACTCGTGCCACGCTAAATTCCGTACATGGGTCGGAGATCTGCCCCCCTAAAGTGGTCATCGATGCGAAATTGGAATAAACAATACCTCCAGGACCTGTTGCTTTTACTCGAACATAATAAATAACTTGAGGAGCCAGATCTCGGTAAAGTTTGTTGATCAACTGGTTCGACGAGGTAAACGTTTGGACGATAGCCGCCTCGAAGGAGGCTTCGCTACTCGCACTTGTGGATACGGAGTATTCGTAACTGGTGTAATTTGAAAAGTCTCCAGCATAAGCAAAACTAAACGATAGCGAGTTGTAATCCACATAACCTGGCTCGGAGGTTATGCTTAGTGGATCGGCAGCAATAAGATCTGTCGGCCCACTCGTTGGAGGAAGAACCATAAGCCCCGTAGGTCCGAATAGCGGATCTCTGATACTCAGCGCGCTCTCCGAGCTTTCTACAAATACCCAGTACATACCGGATTGCGGATCGTACGTGGCGAATGAATTCTCCAAATTGTTCGGATGCTCCCTCTCCCACTTGCCTTTTGATTTCCAGCTCGCTTGTTGCGGGTCGGAATAGCTCTTGAAATCTTCAGCCCCCCTAACGGCGGCCTCATCCTTATATATCTGCCCGTCAAAACCGAACCAGAAAGGTTGGGTTCCTCCATCCCCAGCCACTACCTGGCTATTTACCGCCGATGAAGTGTTTGTCGCAGCGACCTGCTCCACCCTATAGCCCGTACTCGCCTGATCCGCAGATGGCGCATACAGTATGTGGCACCCCGCATCCGTATGTACGACGATTTTATCCCCTCGTGTACTAAGCGCGGTCACCCTGGTGGCATTACTCCCCATTATTCTCACCGTGGACATTCCGTCTGCGGTACCGCCGACAGTCTGCACCAACGGATGATAAATGCTACTGCTATCCAATCCGGGATCCTCGGTATTGCTCTCCGTGGAATGCGGCGCGTTCCTGAAGGGTTGCATCTGTCCCGCGGGCTCGGATATGTAGATAGCCAGCGGATCCCGCGGATTACCCGATGCGAAAATAGTTTTCTTCGGTCCAGCGACAAAGAACTGGCATTGTGGGAAATCCGACCACTCCTGAGTGTACAGTACTTTATCCGGTCCTCTATTGGAATTATGCGAGCCCTTGAACCACGGCCCCTTGCCGACCATTACGGCATCTGTACTGCCATCCCCAAATGCGTATAATTTATTTCCAACTGGCGCGTAATAAGCCTTCGCGTCGGTAAAAAGAGCCTGATTGATAACGTCATAATCATGATGCCCCAGCGAGAGAGTAACCGAATTGGCGGCGTGTATCATGGCTACGTCATGCACCTCGTTATTACGAGATGCGAAAAGCAAGGACGTCCCGCTCGAATCATCTATTGCGGACGCTTTGTTCTGATCATCCGTGGATACTACGGACACCGTACCTAACGAGTTCCATACGGGACTTGACCGAAGACCCCCGGGACCGTGCGGTATGCACCCCTCCACAATTCGTAGACTCCCCCGGTCCATATCGTCGCGGTGAGTCTCAATGCCCGTAAAGGCCGGTATACGGAAAAATCTCACTACTTATTATTACCCTTAGGTTTGTACGGGAACAACCGATTGAGTTTTGCCCGCCTCCTCTTGCAACCCCCGCATTCGGGAATTTTGAGCGCGTCAGTTACCTTTTTCACGGTATCTCCCAAGCCCTTCGATTTTTCCTTGTCGGTCATGAGATTACCACTGATCCATGGGTGGCGTTTGTGTACGTTCCTGGAA